AATGAAGAGTTTGAAGCTCACGGCAAAGATCACGAAGGTGCATTACTAGATCAACCTGAACTAAAAGCAGATGCTGGCGGTCAAGAGCTAGTTGGTCAGGCACGCCGCGATAGTATGCTAAAAGAGCTATCTTCACGTTCATACGAGTTTGCAGCTAAGAGCGAAGCAGATGGCAAAACAATGGACGCATCACCTGCAGGTACTGATAGTCCTGTTGGCAGCAAACAAGTTAAATTACCGACACCACCAAAAGGATCAGTACGATGAGCAACAGTAACGGAATGTATAACGTTCTAAACATTTTTAAAAAATTAGAACCTACACAAGAACAACAAGTTAAAGCAGAAGCACAATCAATTTATGAAAGTGTTGAAGCCAAAGGATCTATCCTTGAAGGCGTAAAAGGCGTTGAGCAAAAATTGCGTGAGCAATTTGAAAAGTCTAAGAAAGCTGACAAAGACTACGACAAAGACGGTAAAGTTGAAACTGAAAAAGATGAAGTCATTGGTTCACGCCGTAAAGCAGCTGGCCTAGATGAAGGCGAAGTTGAAAAAACAGCATCGGGATTAACTCATAAATCTGCAGACAAATATGGTGCAGGTGACGAACCATTTAATGTTCGTAATCCCGGCAAGTATGCTAGAGACTTAGATAGTGTTAACAAGACACAGGTTAAAAATTTAGACGCATCAATGGGTATCACATACAAAAATCGTGGTACTAAGGGCGTTGAAATTGACGAAGAGCGTGAAGAGAGCCCAACAATCAAGGGCACTGAAAAGAAAGACAAGTCTGTTTACAATCCAGTTAACAAGCCTGGACACGTTAAACGTTTAGACAAGCCAACTAACAAGTACGACAACGTTAAGAATGAAGTTGCCCCTCCTGGCAAGAAAGCTGAAAAAATGGTTAAGTCCATTAAAGCCGGCTACGCCAATGACGGCAAACTAACAGACAAAGAAAAAGGCATTGCTTATGCTACAGCATGGAAAGCACACAATGCTGGTAAAGTAGAAGAAAGCCGTAAGCGTAAAATCGCCGAAGGCATTAACTTTGCTGAAATGATGAAGGAAACTGATTCTGGCATTGCAGAAATGTTAAGCGAAATCCAAACCGACATTGATTCCTTTAAGAAAACAGGACATTGCAGCGACAAGCTAGAAGCGTTCCTAAAGATTCATAACCATGGCAAGCGTTTAATGGGCGAAGCAGTGCCAAAAGGTCCTAGCTTTGCTCCACAAGATGCAATGGCACTAGCTAAACCTACTGCACCATTTGAACCAAGCCGTGTACAAGGCAAGCCATCTATTTTAGATCGTGCCAAGGACGCAGTTGGTTCTGTTGCTAGCGGTATTAATAAAGCAATTGGTCACGGAAGCGACGACGAATTGCTAGCTGATTTGCGTAACAAGAGCACCTTCGAAGATGCTGAGTTAAATGAGTTAGCACGTTTAGCTGGCTTAACTGAGAACTGCGAAATGTCTATTGGGCAAGAAGCATTGGGCATGGAACAAAAGCAAGGCCGTGTTAACATCAGCACAAACGCTAGCACAGATGGCAACAAGAACGTTACTATCACAGCAGACGGCGATGCAGCAGACCAATTAATGTCTATGCTAAAAATGGCAGGCATGGGCGACAGTGATGCCCACGCTCGTTTAGCAACCGCAGAGCCAGAAGCAATTGAAATTGAAATGGACGAAGCTGAAGAGCAGTATGCTAACACTCCCGAAGAATGTTATCAAGGCCAAGATGTTATTACACATCAAGGCGATGACATGAACCGCGAGAAGAAGCAGTTCAAGCGTGAGTATCCCGGTGACAACCCAATGGCAACTCCTACATTGCAAACATTGGAAAGTATGGATCCAATGGATGACATGGGTCGTCGACTAATGCGTGATTACCAGTCTTTGAAGTTACGTAAATGAAAATAAACGAAATTATCGTTGAAGCCAGGGCTGGCAAAATACCAAAAGGGTATAAAGAAGCCAGCACTGGTATTCATACGTTTAGCGACAAAGAGCATAACAACACTGACTATACGCATTATAGACTAGGGTTAGCTCTTGCTAGCTGCGACGGTAAAACTCCATTAGTGGACATGGATCCAAAGTCCTTTTATGGAAAAAAACACACTGCTCATCCATATACACAGGAAGAAGCAGACATGTTGGCTCAAGCATATAAAATTGCCGGGGCTAACGTGGACGACTTAAACGGTGGCAACCTTAACAGTATGGAATTATCTGATACTAATAAATTAAGTGCTGTACCGAAAGTAAAGAAAAACAAGTACGGCGTTTAATGAAACAGTACCGAATTACGTCAGCTGATTATGTACCATCTGCAGAAGAGTCATTGATTCCTGATGCAGTGTTACATGATCCTGCCGCAGTTGGTATGCACGACTTGGCACGTATGCAGGAATTGGCAGGAATCACAGAAACTCGTGATAAAGCTGCACATGCTGGCAACCACAATCCTAGTGGAAAAATGAGTCCTGTGGGCAGCAACATTAGCGACACAGCGATGGAAAAGAAACAGTTAGAGCACGAACATCACATCAAGCCTGGTAGCCCAGAATGGTTCCAGTTGTGGTTCTCTAGACCGTACCTAACAGGCGAAAAGCCAGTGGGCAAAACTGCACCCACTGGCAATACGCTTTTCTCTAAACCTAGTAGTAATTAACCGTTGACTACTTTACGGTCAACACCCAAATAACGCAACCAGCTTTCGTGGCCTACGTGGAATGGACGATCCTTCCAGGTTTTAATTAGGCTGTGGTAGCTTGGGATAAAAGGCATACGCAGAGGTTTCTGCAACTTATGGCCCTTTTTGCTGTTACATGCCTTGCAGCTTGTTACACAGTTTTCCCAGCTTGTTCCGCCGCCCATTGCACGTGGAATTACGTGGTCAATCGTTAGTTCGCTAGTGTGAAAGGTGTCGCCGCAGTATTGGCACTGATATAGGTCACGCAAATACAAGTTATGGCGACTGAACTTCACACCCTTTTTAAAATTGTAATATTCCTTCGTAACCGCAACCGCTGGAACATTGATACTCATATGTTCGCTGCGAATAACGCGGTCTTCGTAGGATTCTAGAACCGTAATACGATCCAAGAAGTACAATTTTAAAGCATGCTGCCACCCGATAACACTTAGCGGTAGAATGCTAATTGGTTGGTGGTCTGCATTAAGTAGTAATGTATCTGCCATATTGTTCTCATTTCGAAAAGTTAAAGACCCAATGTATTTAACCTGTTCAGTTTAGCAGAAATGCCCTTTTTTGTCAATCAAATTAACATAAACGGCACATATTATGTAAATACATGTATGAGTAAACCATTAGAAACGACGATCGTAAAGACGCCGCATAAAAAAGACAGCTACACCGAAAAGCAAATCATTGAGTTTGCAAGATGTGCAGATCCGATTACTGGTCCAGAGTATTTCATGGACAACTACTTCTACATTCAACATCCCACAAAAGGTAAGATGTTGTATCACCCGTTTGATTACCAAAAGAAACTAATTGACTCGTATCACAATTATCGTTTCTCAATTAGCTTGATGCCACGTCAAACGGGTAAATCTACAAGTGCAGCAGGGTACTTACTTTGGTACGCTATGTTTGTTCCGGACAGCACAATTCTTATTGCTGCACACAAGTACACTGGTGCCCAGGAAATTATGCAGCGTATCCGTTATGCATACGAACTATGCCCCGATCATATTAGAGCAGGTTGTACCAGCTACAACAAAGGTAGCTTAGAATTTGAAAACGGGTCACGTATTGTTTCGCAAACCACAACTGAAACAACTGGTCGTGGTATGTCTATTTCGCTACTATATTGTGACGAGTTTGCATTCGTTAGACCTACTATTGCTACAGAATTCTGGACTTCCATTTCTCCTACACTATCTACTGGTGGTAAAGCGATTATTACATCAACACCAAACAGTGACGAAGACCAATTTGCGTTGATTTGGAAAGGTGCCAACAAGTGCATCGATGAGTTTGGTAACGAAACAGCACTTGGACAAAACGGTTTTCGTGCTTACCAAGCTAACTGGTGGGAACATCCGGACCGGGACGAAGCATGGAAAGCAGATGAAATTGGACGCATTGGTGAAGAACGTTTCCGTCGTGAACACGGTTGCGAGTTCTTGATTTATGACGAAACTCTTATTAATGCTGCTACCTTAATTGAAATGGCAGGCGTTGACCCAATTGAGCGCCAAGGGCAGGTGCGTTGGTATAAACGTCCAACCAAGGGTAACACTTACGTAGTTGCACTAGACCCTAGCTTGGGCACGGGCGGCGACCCTGCTGCGATACAAGTTATCGAAGTTCCTAGCTTAATGCAAGTGGGCGAATGGCAGCATAACAAAACACCAATTCAACGACAGATTGTTATTCTTAAAGAAATCACACAACACATCTACGACCAAATTGGAACTGAAACCGAAATTTACTACAGTGTTGAAAACAACACGCTAGGTGAAGCGGCACTAATTAGTATCAGCGAAATGGGCGAAGAAAACATCAAGGGTGTGTTTATTAGTGAACCACGCACAATGGGCAAAGGACGTTCGTATCGCAAAGGGTTTACTACAACCAACAAAACCAAGCTAGCAGTGTGTGCAAAAGTTAAGGCGTTAATTGAATCCAAAAAGCTAACCATTGCAAGTAAAAACCTAATATCTGAGCTTAAGACCTTTGTAGCAGCGGGCAGCAGCTTTGAAGCTAAAATGGGCGAAACAGACGATTTGGTTATGAGCTTGATGTTGGCTGTACGTATTATTCAAGCACTACAAAGCTATGATAGCAACTTAGACGAAACTATGAAGGACAAAGCAGAGGATTATGTACAACCTATGCCGTTCCTGGCTAGCTTCAGCTAAATATACAAATAGACAGGTTTAACCCATGCGTGAATTAGACAAAATTGCAGAAAATTTATTTGACAAGATCCGTACTCGTTTTGAGAACGTGAACTTAGGCGACGAAAACGCCAAACGTACAAACGATCCATCTAAGGCCCGTTTTTTCAACTTTGATTACATTGATTCAAATGGTAAAAACTACGGCAACGTTACTATGAGTATTGTTGACGATGATGGTCTTAAAGTTTACTTTAGCAAGAACATCACAGACCAACTTGATGATGCTCAACAAGAACAATGGTTTGAATTCTTAAAGAACATCCGTAAGTTTGCCCGTGGCAACCTTATGAAGTTTGATGTACGTGATATTAACAAGAGCAATTTGGACATTCGCGATATCAAGCAACAAAGTAAAGCAGATGGTACGTTTGTTGACACTGATGTTACCGCAGCCGTTACTGAAAGCCGTATGTGGGGCACAACTCGCAGCAGCTATCAAGAAATGGGCCCTGCACGTATTATTGTACGCCACAGTGACAATGTAAGTGATGAGAAACGTGGCGATCGTAGCCGCAAGATTGAATCCGTGTTTATTGAAAACCATGTAGGCGAACGCCGCTTACTAGACACTAAAAATCTACACGTTGCCCGTGCAATGGCACGCCACGTTAGCGAAGGTGGCACAGTTGATGATGAGTTGGGATGTGGTATTATGGAAATGGGCAAAGAAATGGGAGCCATGGCTCACTTTGTTCGTGAAGCTAAACGCCGCCAATTTGAAGACGCCGAAACAGACGAAATGGCAAAGAGTGCAGTTGAGCGTTACGGCGAACTAAAGAACAAGCTAAAGCACTTAGGTGGCCGCAGAGGATACGGCACATATAAACAAGAATATGTACCATCGCACGATATTGAAGAAGAAGTGGATGTTGATGCACTACGTGAACGCTTTGTTAAGAAGATCTATGATGATCGTTTCACTGATGCGTTGCCATATGTGTACAAAGCCTACAAGAATCGTCAAGAACGTATTCATACTCCGATGGGCGAAGACTTTGAAAACTGGGCAAACGAAATCTCCGAAGATGCGTTTGAGACACAAGATCAAGAGTACGCCGAGTTAGAAAAAATTATGGCAACTGCATTGCGTGTAGGCCAAGACGGGGTGGATGCAAGACATGCTCTAATTCGTTTGTTTAACGATGACGAATTAGATCAAGAATTAACAAAGTTTTCGCAAGAGCAAGGACCGGATGCTGATGC